ATTTTTATTTTATTTTATTTTATTTATTTTATTTTATTTATTTTATATTTTGACTTAGACTTTTCTTTTATTTGATCTTGTGGTGCCTTAGTAGCACCCGGCATACGACATCGCTCGTGCATTCTCCTGGCGGTGGGTGGGTAGCATTTTGGGGCTGTATTTTACAGAACAAGTGCTGATGTGCCCTTGGTTGGGCTTATTGTTTTTAAAAACACCTGGACACCGTTGGAACGGGAGATGTTCCTTCACGAGTAGTGGCCATGAGGACGGCGGGTTCATAATGGTCCAGTCGAGAGTTTTGCGAGCTGCATTAACCCACAAGGGCTCTTGATCAATGTAAATATCCTGTAGTGGCATTAGGCCAGGTCAGCATAGCTTAATGGAAAAGTGGACCGAAGTATGTATAGCAATTGTTAATATAATGTATTTAGTTAGTTTGTTAGATGTATTTTAATCACTCTCTTTTCTCATAGTCATTACCCGAAGCCGTGAGGCAAAACGATGAACCGACGCGACACAGGTTTATTCGTAGGTGAAAGGTCGTATGCCACGGGGGGATTAAGTAGTAAGGTTAGCCTAAGTCAAGTTTCTATTTTCAATTCTGTTCTTTTTGGTAGTAGGAGTGGTAAGTTTTATATTTTATACTGGTTTTGGATACACTTAGAAGGTGTCGCAAGTCAAACAGGAGACGGTGAACAATTGGTCTACATGGGGAATAGGGATTGTCATTGTTTTCTTGTTTTCGCATTACTGGTGATATTCCTAGTGATTGCGAACCGGAGGGCTATTTTTGGACGTGATTTATCACCACCATTGTTGTTGCGTCAGACTGCGTTTTATATGCGGTCCGCACTTAATGGAAGTCACGGTGAGGCAACCAACAGCGATGATGTTGTTGATCATTTAGCAATATGCGAGATGGTTGATAGTGAGTTAGAGGTTGCCCTTGACCATTGCCAGCTGGATGTGAGTGTTAGGGTAGTTTTGTACAGGGAGGACGATTTGATGAATTTTGCGTTACTTTGTGGTGCGGTTACAAATATTGTGACTTCGCCCGAGTCTTGTCAAGGTTTGGTCGATAGTTTATTCCTAGTCAAATTGTGTATTGCAGAGGAGTGTGTGTCTTCTTTGTCGTATACTGAGTTGCTGTATGATTTGTTTATCTACAGGAATACTACCCTTAAAGCCGTACGGTCATATGTTGGAG